GTCCGCACCCATCGACGCGGCGGCGATGAAAGAGTCAATCTCGCTGGCCTCGATGAACGTGCGCCCATCCACATAGGTCGCGCTGATGCGCCCATCGCTAATCATCTCGTTCAACTTGGTCGTACCGATGTTGCCGAGCCGCTTGCGGGCCTCGGCCTTGCTCAACAGCTGCTTGCCGGTCACCGGCAGCACCTCCATGCGAGGGGTCGTCCGACCCGCTCGCCTCGTTCCAGCCGAATCGCTCAGGCTGGCGAGGCGCGGTTAGGTGCTACGCCGCGACTGACTCGGGCCCGAGATTCGACCCGGGCGCCGGCGGCGCGAGGCCGGTGACCATCGAGGAGGTGAGGCCGTCGAGCGCCGGCGGTCCGACCTCGGTGACGACGATGGGGCAGCTGGTGGACCGCGCCCGGAGCCAGGTGGCGAAGCGATGGCATCGGCGAGCCAGCTGCCGCAAGCCGGCGACAAGCACTGCCGCCAGGCCGCGTCGCCAGCCGTCGAGGGCGCGTGCGTGCTGGGCCACGACCTGGGCGAGAGCCCGGAATGCTCGGGCCTGACGCTCGGCCGCGTCGGCCAGTGCGGCACACGTCTCGCCGACCCTCAGCACGGCGTTCACGGTGGCGGCCTGCGTCTCGGCCAGCTTCTCGACGGCCCGCAACGCGTTCGTCAACCCGGTGAATGCTGGCGTCTCAAGAGCGTCCTGCACTGCCCCCGATTGAACACGAACGTCCGTTTGGCGTCAACGGGTTCGCTGACACCGCATGCGGGTGTCAGCGGCGATGTTCGCGCCGGGTAGACGTCTACTCGGCGCGTCCTGGTGCCGGAGGAACCATCGCGCGTCCATCGCGCGGACGCCATCAACCGGGACTGGTCGGGATTGGCCGCCGTAACGGCCCCACCAGCCATTATCGGTCGGGACTGCTCGGGATTGCCCGCCTAAACAGCATTCGGGACGCTGAGGCCGCGGGTTCAAATCCCGCCTTCCCGACGGGTTTTTCGGCTCGGGGCACCATTCCATCGCGCGTCCATCGCGCGGGCCGGCAAGAACCGCTCGGCCAGCCGGTCGGCCGCGTCCCGGTCGCCGGCCGCGGTCGCCTGGGCGTAGACCGCCAGGGTCAGGCGCGGGTCCGAATGCCCGAGCCGGGTCTGCGCCGTCTTCAGGTCGACCCGGTCGGCGACCATCCCGGTGGCGTTGGCCCGGCGGAGGTCGTGAAACCCGAGCCCGCCAACCCCGGCGCGCTCGCAGGCCGGGACCCAGGTGCGCTGACGCCAGTGGGCGTAGTCGAGCGGGGCGCTGCTCGGCGATGGTGAGCTCGTGTCGCAGGAGGTCGAGCCGGGCGAGACGCAGGCCGGCGACCTCGCCCCAACGCAGGCCGAGCAAGACGCCGAGCCAGAGCATGGGGGCGTGGTCGCCGAGCTCGTCGGACAGCGCGGCCAGCTGGTCGACGTCGGGCAGGCGTCGGGACACCGGCGCCACTTCCGGCAGGTTGACATTCCGGCAAGGCGAGCGGCTGAGCCAGTCGGCGTTTACCGCGTGGGCGAAGATGGCCCGCAGCGTCCCGTACTGCCGGCGCACGGTTCGAGGCGCGGCCGACTTCGCCCACCTCGTCACGACCGCCTGGACGTCGGGCTGGGTCACGGCGCCGATGGGCCGGCGCCCAAAAGGCGGCAGCAGGTGGACGCGGACGATGGCCTCGTCGCGCTCGATGGTGCCCGCACGCTTGGCCGGGTTGGAGTCGAGCCACCGCGACGCCACCTCGGCGAAGGTGAGGCTGGCGTGGCGGGGGTCGACCCAGGCCCCCAGGTTGCGGGCGGTCTTCTCGGCCGCCTCCCAGGCCCGGGCCGCGGCCTTGTTCTCGAACGTGCGGCCGTAGACCTTGCCGTCGGGGTCGCGGAGACGCACGTCGTAGACCTGCCTGCGGTCGCGCTTGCGGATGCGGGGGTTAATCATCGGTTCTCCTCTTGATGCCGGCGTGTCGGCCGGGGCAGCCGGTAAACGCGACGGGGGTTGTATCCGGTCGGGTTCGGCTCCAGGGTCGAGGCGAGGCGGCCGTCGCGCTCAAGGCGCTTGAGGGCGCGCCGGGCGGACTCCAGCTGCGGCCTGGTCGGCTCGGTGTCGTACGAGTACCGGACATCCGAGAGCCAGTGCGCCACCTCGACCGCATCGAGGCCGTCCTTCGGGTGCTCGGCCAGGTGGTCGAGCACTTCCCGCTGGATGCTGCCGGGGCCTCTGCTCACATGGTCAGCATACCCCACACTTAGCGTTATGTGTGGGGTTAGCCCAATCTACGATGCCCCAGGAGCCCCGCAAACGATAGGGGTGGGGTGATTCCCCATCCCGGCGACCTGCGGTTTTGTCGGCAGGCCTACTTCTTGGCCTTCGCCGTCCCTTCGGCCTCGACCTCGGCCTCCTGCGGGGCCGGGATGGTGGTGCCGGCGTCAATCTTGGCGATGGACAGCGGGTACCGCCCGATGACGGGAGCGGCGTAACCCCACACGCCCAGCCGGATGGTGGACGGTCCCAGGACCTCCTCGTACCGGAAGTTGAACGTCGAGGACTCCAGCAGCAGCGAGTCGTCGACCTTCAGGACGTACAGGTGGTTGTCGACGCCGGCCCAGCTCGGGACGATGGCCAGTCCCACCGCTTCGCCGGCCACCCCGGTCAGCACCTGGGTCGTCGCGGCCGCACCATAGGCGTTGAACGGCCCTCCGGCTGAGCCGGTGACCATCAGCGGCCGGCCGGCGGTGTCCTTCATCTTCTGCAGGAAGGCGAATGCCCCGATGGAGCAGAACACGGCGTGGGCGGGCATCTTGCGGTGCTTATTTACTGAGGCACCACCATCAACAAAGGCGTCGAACATGTTGGTGTAGGCCGGCGCCGTGCCCGGGTAGGTGATGGTCGCTGCGAAGCCCGATGCGGCTTCGAAGGCACTCACGACCGCCTGCTCGATGAGCTCGTTGTAGGCGCCCATGCAGTCGGCGTAGACCAGGCCGTCGATGCTGGGATTGCTGCCGTCGATGAGCTGCCTACTGACATCAACCTTCCCGGTGTAAGTGACCGGCTGGGTGGTGATGATGCTGGCGTTGAACGAGCCGTCTGCCGGCGCCGTGTTCTCGCCCGCCTGCGCCGCTGGGGCCGCTCCCGGGGTGACCTGCTTGCCAATATTGACGGGATTCGCATTTTCGATTCCCACCCGGCGAAGAGTGTCGGCCCAAGGGCGCGCCCCGTGTTGCAGCATGGCGAACTCATTGAAGAGCCATGTGGGCGGAATCACGCCGGTGCCGGTGGTGGTGGTCGCCGCGGCCCGGTTCATCATGCGATGGCGGTCGATTCGGCTACGGCACTCGGGGTCGCCGTCGACCTGGGCGTGCAGCAGGTCGCGGAAGAACGACAACTCGCCCTGGTTGCCCTGGTGGTACACCTCGGGCTCGCTTCGGACATGGACGAGCCCGCTGCCGCCCTCTCCCGCCGGCGCATCTGACATCGCTCGCACTGCCGCCCACCTCCGGTCCTCGGTCTCCTTCAGTTCCATCAGACGGCTGCCCAGCGGGTCCATCTCCGAGCGCAGCTGGTCCAGCTGGGCCGCCTCGACGGGGTCCGGGTCACGGTTCTCGACATCACAGGTCGAGAGCACGGCGTCGTACTGGTCGCACAGGCTGCGGTACTCGACGGCCAGGCGGTCAATCAGCTTGCTCATTGCTCCCTCCACTCCCGCAGGCGGTCGCCGATGTCGAGCAGCGCCGCGCACGTCTCGCCGTCTGAGTCCATGCCGAAGCGAATCGCCACGGCGTCGAGCCGGTCGAGGAACTCGCCCAGACCATCGGCCTGCTCGAGGAGCACCTGAAGGGTCACCACCACCCGCTGGGTTGTCTCCGGCGACGCCAGCAGGAGCACCGCCAGTAGCTCGGCGTGAATGTCGGGCGGGTCGGGCCATCGGACGGCCTGGCCGGCGAGGAGCTCCTCGACGGCGAGCGCCAGGTCTTCGAGAACTTCTGCCATAGGCGCATCATGCGCCCTCGTTCAGGACAGACGTTCCGCAAGTACCGATGCGTCGACGCGCCACGCCTTGCCGCATCGTTGGGCCGGCAGGGTTCCTCGCTTCGCCCTGGCCCGGATGGCCCGCTCGCTGACGCCGGCGAGCTCGGCCGCCTGGGCGACGGTCACGTAACCCCGGGTTGCGCCGGCCGCAAACGCCTGGCGGTCGTGCTGGCGCTGGGCCTCGGCCGCCTCGGCGATGGCGTCGAGGGCCGGC